ACTAAAATATATGAAGTTAATAAAAAACTAGGTATAAATAAAGTTGCTAATGGTATTGCAAACGCGGTTGGGAAAGAAGATTGTGGTTGTAAGAAAAGAGCACAACAGTTAGATAATGTTCAAAATAAACTAGCTAGTATGTTTCAAGGTAATAAAAATAAATAATTATGGCATTCCGTTTAAAACCCCCTTACCCATTATTTCCTACTTCTATATATAAAATAAACGAAGAAGATGGAGTAAATGGAAGAGCCAATAAAAATGGAACTATAACTATAAATAGTAATATAAATGATCCTGCTCAAGAAGCTAATACTATATCACATGAACAAATACATGTTGATCAAATGAAAGCTGGGGAATTAGATTATGAAGATAATAGTTTAACTTGGAAGGGGAAAACTTATCCTAGAAAAAACGGTAAAATAAAATATAAAGGTAAGTGGATACCAGAAGGTTCTAAAAAATTTCCTTGGGAAGCAGAAGCTTTTAATAAAGAAATTCCTTTAAAAAGATAAATTATGGCATTTAAAATGAAACCAAGAGGTGGTAAAAAAACTAATCCATATTCCGGGTTACTAAAAAGAGGATTAATTAACAATTCTGCATTAAGGCAAGAAGCATTAGACTATAAAGAGATTTCTAGAGTAAGAAATAAAGACGATAATTCAACTACCGTTAACTTAGAAGCGGACCGTCCTACTTATGCAGAAACAGGTGTTGATCCAGCTGAAGCTCAAGCTTATTGGGACGCTAATCCAGATAAATATGAAGAATATAAAAATAAATATAAAAAGAAAATAATAATACCCGATACATCAAAAACTAAAAAGACAACAACAACAACGACAAAACCTGTTGAATTTAAGGCAAAACCTATTCATACTATACATTCTCAAAGAAACGTGGATTATGATGTTTACAAAGGAGATAGAGATGAATCAGGTGACAAGATTATGATTGAAGGTTCAACTTCACAACATTCTGGAACTGAAGAATTTGAAACAGGTCAATCACAAGTTGATTTAGAAAATCCAAATCCAATCAAGCAAGAGAAAATTTATCAAGGTAACGCCGCAAAAACAGTGGAGAAAATTTATCAAGGTAACGCCGCAAGAGCAGTGAAAAAATTTGGCGCTTTACCAAGTTCTTCTAGTAAATCATTAGGAATAAAAAGTTTTGCTACAAGCGGTTCAACATTACCAACATTTGTAATTGAAACCAAAGGCACCACGAAAAAGAAAATATGAAAAAATCAACAACTGGATATAAAAGAAATAGTAAAGATGTTAATAAACCAAGTAATATAATACCTGGGGGAGATATTACTATGGAGGGTGTTGATTTTAAAGTATTAGGTACAGATGATAGAGGTTATACAAAAGTTATGTATCCTGGTTATACATATAATTTTAGACATGCAAAGTGGGTTAAAGAAACTCCAATAAATAAATAATTATGGCAAATATATTAAAAGGATATAGAGGTAATAAAACACCATTATTCCAAGAAGTGGCAGGATTAGTGAGCAACGAAGATTTTGAGGAAATAACTAATCCAGAATCTAATACTTCCACACCTACGTCTTTAGGTGAAGCGTGGGCAAAAAAACAACAAAGCAAAATAGATCCAACTACTATTATAGACAGATCAAAAAGTGGGGAAGTTAGAAGTTATGATCCACGATTAGCGCACGGTGAAAGAATAACTATTGATACTCCTGAGACTGTTACTATATCTGATGAAGATGCGGCAGAAATGAAAAGAATTAAGCGATATGCTAAAAGACATAAAGTAAAAGGGAGTATATATGAAAAAGAAGGTAGAGCTGGGACTGGTGTTTTGGGATTAGGATTATTTCCTAAACATAATACTCAAAATATGAAAGCCGATGCACGGCATTCAAGGAGAGAATTAGCAAAAAGTCAGCGAATTAGTGCACGAGCAACCCGAAAGGAAAATAGACAAGAATTTTTTCGTAATGTAGGTACTGGGAATAATGTAGCAAATTTTAGACAAAGAAAAAAGGGTGGTACTACAAAAAGTCAAAAAGATGGATCTGGTAATCAAACAGGAGAAGGTGGTTGTTTAGCTGGACAATGTACACCAGATTAAATTATGTGGACAAAATTCAAAAACTTAATAACTAATCTAATAGGATTAAAATTAATAGCGATAGATATATATTGTTATTTTTATCATGATCATATAGGATTAACTGCTTTTCTATCTATATTATGTGTAGCACTAGCATTATTTTTATTTCAAGGAGATCAAACAAAAGAATGGTTAAAAAAAGCATTATCAAAAATTATATCAAAATAATATTAATAAGTTTATTATTTATCTGTTGTTCTCCTCAAGAGAGATTAAATAGATTAATAACTAAACATCCTACATTATTACAAAAAGATACAATAATAGTGAGGGATACGGTAGTTGTAGAAAACTATAATTATGATACAACCACTATAATAAAATTACACGATACTACTACAGTTATAAACAATGAACGTGTTGTATTGAAGTATTATTACGACACTTTACGAGAAATTATTCATCATGATGTAGAATGTCTAGGAGATACTGTATACATAGAGACTTTAGTCCCTGTAGAAAAAGCAGTATTTAAAGAATTATCATGGTGGGAAAAATATAAAGAATTTATATACATATCACTAGTATTATTATTAGTATTAATAGTTTTAAAGAAAATAGGTAAATTAGCATTATAAAAAATAAAAAATGAGTACAATAGGAACAACATTAAAAGAACCAAGAGTATTTGCACACGATGCAATAGCTTTATCAGACTTGGATTATCCACAAAATACGATAGCAACATTAACAATAGTAGATGGTGGAAATAATTACACTGCCGGAATTGTACATAGTAGAGCTATTACAGGTGGTGGTTCTGGAGCAGAAATTACAATTGCGGTAGGAGCTGGTATAGTTACTGGTGCTACTATAGCTGCTGGTGATGGAGGTATAAATTATACAGTTGGTGATCAACTTACTGTATCTCAAAGTGGATCAGATGAAGATTGTATATTACAAGTTGCATCAATTACTGCAGCTCCCGCATGGGCTTTAGGAGATCCTATAACACCTATGCCAGATAACTTTGATACTGTACCATATTGGAATGAAAAAACAGCTTACACTTATACTACTAGTTTAGTAGGAAATCCTGGTCCTCATCAAACGCCTGGACCTGGAGCAGCATTATATATAGGTGCAGCTATGGATATTACAGTTATAAATGAAGCGGGAACAGAAGTTGAATATAAAGGTGTTGCAGCAGGAAGTTTTTTACCAGTATCAGTATTATCAGTTGTAGCAACTGATCCAACTGGAGGAACTGAATTAGATGATATTTTAGTATTATTCTAGTATGAAATTAGGAGTTAGTAACACTATACCAAATATTGTAAACTTACCTGGGCAAGGTGGTAGTGGATTAGATCCTGATGCTTTAGCATTTATAATAGCAACTGGGATTACTGATCCTACGGAACAAAGCGCCATAAACGATTTGGTGATAGATTTGAAAAATGGAGGAATATGGACAAAATTACAAGCTATATACCCTGTAGTAGGAGGAACTGCAACCACTCATAAATATAATTTAAAAGATCCACAAGATCTTGACGCTTCTTTTAGACTTACCTTTAATGGTGGGTGGACACATGCGGCAACTGGAATGACGCCTAATGGAACAACTGGATTTGCTGACACTCATTTTAATCCTAATGTAGACTTACTGTCTTATACTTCAGGAACAATAGGGGTATATTCTCGTACTGCTAATGCTACCGATGGTGTAGACATAGGGTGTAGTGATTCACCTGCTGACCTATATATTAGACCAGCTAGTGCTACACATACTTTTCTTTATGGAAGAATTGGGCCCAACACAATTGCTACCACAATTACGACGGATGGATTTATTGCACTCACCCGAGGAACTAATATAGTTTTAGACTCTTACCAAACAGGTTTACCTATTCCCCCCACCAATACTAATCTTATGTGGACTGGGATATTAATAAATTATAATATTTATTTAGGAGCTCGTAATGCTGGTGGAAGCGCAGATTTGTTTAGTGATAGAGAACTAGCTTTCGGAGTTATAGGTCCTCGTCTTAATTTAACTGAACACTTAGATTTATATAACGCAATACAGACTTACCAAACTACATTAAGTAGACAGGTATAAATGATCAGAACTAGAACAAAACAAAACAAATAACTAAAATTTTATTAAATGAACAAAATAAAAGAAGAACAATTAAGTAAAATAAGAGAACATCAACAAGAGTTAAATACAATCTTAAATGAAATAGGATTTTTATCAGCTCAGAAACATGCCATGATGCATAAATTAGGCGAGGTTAATAATGAAGTAGAGTCATTTAAACATGAACTCGAAACTGAATACGGACCCATAAATGTAAACATAGAAGATGGATCTTACACCGTTATAGAACAAGCGGAAAAAGTAGTTGAGAATGTCTAAAGTAATAAGAAAGATAAGTATTGGTTCAGATTACAAGAATGATGCTATGCATTACTCTGTTGGTCAGCAAGTTTACGGTGGACATAATATCTCGGATATATTGTTTAATGATGAAGACAACTCTTATAACATATACATAAGTAAAAACAATGAGGTATTGCCATGGAAGAAATTTAATTCTAACATGGCTATATCCATTGAATATGACTTAGAATATAATGAATAGTCTATACGACTTTATAGTAAAACCGATAAGTAATAGATATAACAATAGTGTAAAAGTTGGTGATAAGACTTTAATAACTAATACTAATATTGAAAATTTTAAAGCGGTTAGTAAAGAAGCTTTAGTTATATCAACACCCTCAAACATAAATACACCAATAAATAAAGGTGATAGAATCGTTATACATCATAATGTGTTTAGAAGATTCTATGATATAAAGGGAGTTGAAAAAAATAGTAGGTCTTACTTTAAAGATGATATGTACTTTTGTGCTCTTGATCAAGTTTATGCTTATTTTAGAGATAACAAGTGGAATACTATTTTTGATAGATGCTTCGTTAAACCTATATTAAATAGATCTAAGGTTATAAATAGTGTTGAAGAATATTGTACTGGTATAGTAAAATATGATAACAAAACTTTAAATGATCTAGGTATATTAAATGGTACTCTTGTTACATTCAAACCGAATAGACAGTTCGAGATGGTGATAGATAACGAAAGACTATATTGTATGAAATCAAATGATATTGTTATAAAGCATGAATATAAAGGAAACGAAGAAGAATATAATCCAAGCTGGGCAAGTGGCTGTTGACGAATTAATCAAAGTTGCTAAAGAACCTATAGTTGATACACCTGATGATATATCAGCAGATAGACTTAAGAATGCTGCGGCTACAAAAAAGCTAGCTATATTTGATGCTTTTGAGATTTTAAATAGAATGGAAGAAGAGGAAGCTATACTAGAAGGAAAACCAAAAGAAGAGAAACCAAAAAAATCATATTCTATATCACCTGAAAAAAGATCTAAATAATGGATTACAAGCAAACGTTATTTAAAATAATAAAAGACGTAGTTAATCCTAAGATTTTTAAGAAGAACAATAGATATAAGAAATGGGAGTATGGTTATAATCAAGATTATGATTTTATTGTAATAAGCAAAACTGGTCAAATTGGAGAAATCATCGAAATACAAAATCTCAAAATTGCTTTACCAGCAGTCAATAAACCGTTTAAAAGAAGCGATAAAAAGGAAGAGCAATATTGGGAGAAACAACCATACCCAAAAGAATTAAGTAGAATAAAAAGTACTTTTGAATGGGAGGAATATCCATTAGAATTTAAAGAAAAGTGGTTTGATTACATTGATGAAGAATTTAATAGAAGAGAAGAAGGGTATTGGTTTTATAATAATGGCGTTCCTAACTACATCACTGGTACTCATTACACATATTTGCAATGGGCAAAAATTGACGTGGGATCAGCCGACTATAGAGAATCAAACAAATTATTTTTCTACTTTTGGGAGGCATGTAAAGCAGATACCAGATGTTATGGAATGTGCTATCTCAAAAACAGACGATCAGGATTTTCATTCATGGCTTCAGCAGAACTCGTTAATCAAGCCACAATGTCTAGCGATTCAAGATTTGGGGTATTATCCAAAACGGGTTGGGATGCTAAGAAAATGTTCACGGATAAAGTTGTACCAATCTCGGTTAATTATCCATTCTTCTTTAAACCCATCCAAGATGGTATGGATCGTCCTAAAACCGAATTGGCATACAGAGTGCCAGCTTCTAAATTAACAAGGAGAAAACTAGATAATAGAGAGAAACTAGAAGAGTTAGATGGTCTTGATACTACTATAGATTGGAAAAATACTGGTGATAATAGTTATGATGGAGAAAAATTAAAACTATTAGCACATGATGAAAGTGGTAAATGGGAGAGACCTGATAATATTAAGAACAACTGGAAAGTAACTAAAACTTGCTTAAGATTAGGTAGAAGAATAATAGGTAAGTGCATGATGGGTAGCACTAGTAATGCGCTAGATAAAGGCGGTCAAAACTTCAAAGATATATATAGTAGTTCTGACGTAACTAAGAGAAATAGGAATGGTCAAACCAAATCTGGTTTATATTCTTTATTTATACCTATGGAGTGGAATTACGAAGGTTACATAGATTTATATGGAATACCTGTATTTGATACTCCAAAAAAACCTGTAATAGGAATAGATGGTATACCAATAAAAATAGGTGTAATTGAATACTGGGACAATGAAGCTGAAGGTTTAAAAGATGATCAAGATTCTTTAAATGAATTTTTTAGACAATTTCCAAGAACTGAGAAGCATGCTTTTAGAGATGAAACACAGGAAAGTTTATTTAATCTTATTAAAATATACGAGCAGATTGATCACAATGAAGATATAAATAACAGAGCTAATGTTACTAAAGGTAATTTTCAGTGGGTTAATGGTGTTAAGGATACAAGTGTAATATTTATGCCATCTAGTAATGGTAGGTTTTTTATATCTTGGATTCCACCTAAAAATCTACAAAACCGAGTGATCATTAAGAATGGTATCAAATATCCTAGTAACGAACACATTGGAAGTTTTGGTTGTGATAGTTACGATATATCAGGTACTGTTGATGGTAGAGGTTCTAATGGAGCATTACACGGATTAACGAAGTTTAGCATGGAAGACGCTCCTCCAAACCATTTCTTTTTAGAATACATAGCTAGACCTCAAACTGCTGAAACATTTTTTGAAGATGTATTAATGGCTTTAGTTTTTTATGGAATGCCTTTATTATGTGAGAATAATAAACCTAGATTACTTTACTATTTAAAGCGAAGAGGTTATAGAGGATATTCTATGAATCGTCCTGATAAAGTTTGGAATAAATTATCAGTTACAGAAAGAGAAATTGGTGGAATACCAAATTCAAGTGAAGACATTAAACAAGCTCACGCCTCTGCTATAGAGTCTTATATAGAAAACCATGTTGGTTTTTTAGGAGAAGCGTATGGAGATATGTATTTTCAAAGAACTTTAGAAGATTGGTGTAGATTTAATATTAATAAAAGAACAAGTCATGATGCTTCTATTAGTTCTGGATTAGCTATAATGGCATGTAATAAGAATAGGTATAAACCTATAGCTGAACGTTCAGTTAAGTATGTTGATCTAGGAATTAAAAGATATGATAACAAAGGTTTTGTTTCAAAAATAATAAAATAAATGATTAATACTGGTACTAATAGTTCTTTTCCTGATCAGGTTGTACCTGATGAAGTAAAACAAAGTTATGACTATGGATTACAAGTAGCGAGAGCTATAGAAGGAGAGTGGTTTCATGGTTATAATTCTGGTAGTAGGTTCTCTGTAAATTATAATAATTTTCATTTTAGAAGATTGTATGCTAGAGGAGAACAACCAGTTCAAAAATATAAAGATGAATTATCCATTAATGGCGATTTATCGTACTTGAATTTAGACTGGAAACCAATACCTGTTTTATCTAAGTTTGTAGATATAGTAGTGAATGGTATGGGTTCTAGAAATTATGATATAAAAGCATTCTCACAAGACCCAGTTTCTAGGAAAAATAGAACAGATTACGCTGATAGTATACTTAGAAATATAGCATTAAAAGATTATCATAAATCAGTTAAAAACAATTTAGGATACGACATATCTCAAGTAGAAAATGCGGAAACCGCTCCTCAAAGCGAAGAGGAATTAGAAGTGCATATGCAATTAGACTATAAACAAGCTATAGAGATTGCAGAAGAAGAGGCTATAAATAATACGTTAGCAAGGAATAAATATAAATTAATCCAACATAGATTTAATCACGATTTAACTACTATAGGTATTGGTGCAAATAAAACTGGATACAATAAATCAGAAGGTGTTACTGTAGAATACGTTGATCCAGCAAATATAGTTTACTCATATACAGAAGATCCTAACTTTGAAGATATATGGTATGTAGGTGAAATAAAAGCATTAACATTAGGAGAGATAAAAAAGTATTGGCCTCATCTTCTTCCAGAGGAATTAGAAAAAATAGAAAAATACAACGGTAATAATAATTATACAAGAGGTTGGGCTGGTAGAAATGAAGGTAATACTATATATGTATTATTTTTTGAATACAAAACGTATAGTGATCAAGTATTTAAAATAAAATATACTGATCAAGGTTTAGAGAAAGCTTTGGAAAAAACAGATATGTTCAATCCACCTCCTAGTGATAATTTTGATAAAGTATCTAGATCAATAGAGGTATTATATTCTGGTGCTAAAGTTTTAGGATATGATCAATTACTAGATTGGAGATTAGCTGAAAACATGACAAGGCCTAAGTCAAATTTGACTAAGGTTAATATGAACTATAATATAACTGCTCCTAGAATGTATAAAGGGAGAATTGAATCTATAGTTAGCAAGTGCATGGGGTTTGCTGACATGATTCAAATAACACATATAAAACTCCAACAAGTATTATCTAAAATTGTTCCAGATGGTGTATTTTTAGATGTAGATGGTTTAGCAGAGGTAGATTTAGGCAATGGTACAAATTATAATCCTGCAGAAGCACTTAATATGTACTTTCAAACTGGTAGTGTAGTTGGTAGATCCATGACACAAGATGGTGATTTAAATCACGGAAAAGTACCTATACAAGAATTATCTAGTTCTAACGGACAAGCTAAAATTCAATCATTAATAAGCACATATCAGTACTATTTACAAATGATAAGGGATGTAACCGGATTAAATGAAGCTAGAGATGGTAGTATGCCAAATGAGAAATCATTAGTAGGATTACAAAAATTAGCTGCCGCTAATTCAAATACCGCTACTAGACATATTTTAGATGCCAGTTTATATCTTACTTTAAGAGCATGTGAAAATATTACACTAAGAATATCAGATTGTTTAGAGTTTGACTTAACAAGAGAAGCTTTAATTAATAGTATAACAGCTTACAATGTAGGCACGTTAGAAGAAATGTACAATTTACATTTATATGATTTTGGAATATATTTAGAACTTGAACCAGATGATGAAGAAAAAGCACTATTAGAGCAAAATATTCAAATGGCTCTTCAGCAAAACCAAATATACTTAGAAGATGCTATAGATGTTAGGAATGTAAAAAATCTTAAGTTAGCAAACAAATTACTTAAGATAAAACGACAAGAAAAACAAAAAATAGATCAACAAATAGCTCAACAACAAATGCAAGCTCAAGCTCAAGCTCAAGCTGAAGCAGCTCAAGCAACAGCATTGGCGGAGGCACAAAAACAACAAGCTATTGCTCAAACCACACTCCAAATAGAACAAGGTAAATCCCAATTTGATATACAACTACTTCAACAAGAAGGTCAAATAAAAATGCAATTAGCAGAACAAAAATTTGGGTATGATATGCAGTTAGCTCAATTAGATTCTCAAACAAGATTGCAAGTTGATAGTGAAAAAGAAAATAGAAAAGATAATAGAACTAAAATACAAGCTAGTCAACAAAGTGAATTAATTGACCAAAGAAAAAATAATTTATTACCAAAAAACTTTGAAATAACGCCAGAAACTGTAGATCAAAAAATGGAGCAAGATGCGTCTTTACAACCTCCACCAGAAAATATATAATTATATAATATCATGAAAGAAGAACAAGAAGAATTAGTAGTCAGAGAAGAACCAGTCGTTGATACGAAGGTAGAAAAACTAAAAGTTAAAAAACCTAAAAAGTTTACTAAAAAAGATGAGATAATTAAAGTAGACCTATCAACCAAAAAAGAAGAAACTAAAACTGAAGAAGATGCCATTCAAGAGCCAAGCACAGAGAGCGTGGATGTACGCGAACTTCCCAGCGATGGCGAAGAAGTGGGAACAGGAGACACCGGAGGGTTACCTACCGGAGAATCTACCGGAGGAATAATAGAAGATATTACCGATGAAGAAATTGTAATTGGAGAAACTAAAGTTGAAACACCAGTTACTACACAACCAGAAACCCCTAAAATTGATTTACCTGAAAACTTAGAAAAGTTAGTTAATTTTATGAGTGATACTGGTGGAGATATAAATGACTATGTTAGACTCAACTTTGATTACGATGCTGTTGATTCTGATATACTACTTAAAGAATACTACAAAGTCACTAAACCTCATTTAAATAGAGAAGAGGTTGAATTCATTATAGAAGATCAATTCAAAGTTGATGAAGATTATGATGAAGATAAAGAGATTAAGAAAAAGAAATTAGCTTATAAAGAAGAAGTTGCTAAAGCTAAAGGTTTCCTAGAAGAAACTAAAAATAAGTATTATGATGAGATCAAGTTGAAACCATCAAATACAGAAGAAGATAGAAAAGCAATTGAATTTTTTAATAAGTATAATAAAGATCAAGAGGTTTCTTTAAAGAAACACGAAGAATTTAAAAACATTACTAAAAACTACTTTAGTCAAGATTTCAAAGGTTTTGAGTTTAACTTGGGTGAGAAGAAGTTTAGGTATGGTGTAAATAATCCTAATGAGCTAGCGGAAACACAATCCGATATTGCTAATTTTATAAAGAGGTTCTTAAATGAAGACGGTACTATTAAAGATCACAAGGGTTATCACAAGGCTATCTACGCAGCTAAAAATGCAGATACTATAGCACAACATTTCTATGAGCAAGGCAAAGCCGACGCTGTAAAAGATGTTATGGCTAAATCTAAAAATATAAACGACACACCTAGGCAAAGCGCTAATGGAAACGTTTTTATTAATGGATTAAAAGTAAAAGCTGTTACTGGATTAGATAGTTCTAAATTGAAAGTAAAAAAAATAAAGTTATAAACTTATAAACTAAAAATTATGCCGTTTACAGTACAAAATGCGGATTTAACACCGCACCAGGACCAGGTAATATTGTCAGACAATTATTTAAACTTCACCAATTCAAGTGGAAATGATTTCGCGCAACAATACCTTCCTGAGTTATACGAACAAGAAGTCGAAAGATTTGGTAATAGAACCATATCTGGCTTCTTAAGGATGGTCGGGGCTGAAATGCCTATGACATCAGATCAAGTAATTTGGTCAGAACAAAATAGATTACACATCAGTTATACTGGCTGTGTTCTAACTGTCGGAGTTGGTAATGCACAAATAACAATTGATCCAGCTCATATTGGGCCAGGTCCAGGACAACAACCAGCTCATGTTATTAGAGCAGGTCAAACTATTGTTGTTAGTGAACCAATATCTAATACAACTGTTAAAGCTTTAGTAGATCCTCCAGTTAATGGAGTTGCTCCAGTTCATCCTGCTCCCCTCACGACTCTTTTTGCTTTTCCATATGGATTAGCCGCGTGGCCAGCAGCTTTTGCAGGTGCCGATTTAAACATCTTTGTTTATGGATCTGAGTTTGCTAAAGGAACACAGGGATTAGATGGAGCTGTTGATCCGTCTTTCACACAATTTCATAACAAACCAATTATCATAAAAGATAAGTATGAGATCTCAGGATCTGACACTGCTCAAATTGGTTGGGTTGAAGTTGCTACTGAAGATGGAACATCAGGATACTTATGGTATCTAAAAGCTGAATCTGAAACAAGATTGCGTTACGAGGATTACCTTGAAATGGCAATGGTTGAAGGTGAACTTGCTGTTGCAGGTACTGGTGGTATATCAGTTGATGCTAGTACTACTAACATTGGTGGTACACAAGGTTTATTTCAAGCAATTGAAACAAGAGGTAATGTATGGCAAGGATTTGCTGGTGCTGCTGCTCCTGGAGCTGGCGCGTTAGCTGATTTTGATGCTATATTAGCTCAATTAGACGCACAGGGTGCTATTGAAGAGAACATGTTATTTTTAGACAGAGCAACTGCTCTTGACTTTGATGATATGATTGCAGCTCAAGCTGGTGGAGGTTATGCCGCTACTACTGCTGCTTCTTATGGTTTATTTGACAACTCTGGCGAGATGGCATTAAACTTTGGATTTTCTGGGTTTAGAAGAGGTTCTTATGACTTCTACAAAACTGATTGGAAATATCTAAATGATGCTTCAACTCGTGGAATGGTTGACAATATAAGAGGGGTAATGGTTCCAGCTGGAACATCTACTGTTTACGATCAATTACTTGGTCAAAACATTAGACGACCTTTCCTACATGTGAGGTATAGAGCTTCGCAAACTGATGATAGAAGATATAAATCCTGGATTACTGGATCTGTTGGTGGTGCTTACACTTCTGATTTAGATGCTATGGAAGTACACTTCTTATCTGAAAGATGTCTGTGTGTTCAAGCTGCGAATAACTTCGTAGAATTCACAGCGTAATTATTAATCTTTTAAAATAAGAAACTATGGCTTTAATGAAAATAACATCAACAGCACCTCTTAGTCAAATTTATGACATAACTGTACCTCTTGACGTTACTGGGGTTAGTGCAACGCAGTTTACAGTAGCAGAAGATAGTGGTGGAGTAGTAACGATAGATGTACAATCCGGTGTGTTTGGTACAACTGGAGCGTTAGCTGCTGCTGCTCGAGTTCAATTTACAGATGCAATTGAAGAAGGTGTAGCAGACCCATATGCTATT